GTTCGCCCGCGCCATGCGGGCCAGCTGCTCTGTAGTCTGCTCACGCAGCAGGTTATCGCAGTGCCAGCACAGGCGAAGCGCGCCGGGCGCGTGGCGCATCGTGGTGACGTTCTCCGCGTGCCAGTCCTCATGCGGCCACTGACAGCCACCGTTTTCCATCAGCCAGCTTTCCAGCCCACCGATGCCACCGGCGCGGCGAAGCACCGCATCGTTTTCAAAAACACCGGCGAGCGCAGGATCCTCGGCCAGTGGCTGCTCTGCTGGTGGCAATTCGCCGCTGGGCATACCCGCCAGGCGTTGCGGTTCATTTTCCAGCAGCATGCGCCCGCGGCGGAAGTGCATCAGTAGGCTGGCACCGGGTCGAAAAATAACGAGCCCCAGATCATTAACAACCACAGGGGTTAGTAGTGCTCTCATTTTTGCCTCAGTGCACTGTATCGAGCAGACGCAAAAGGTCAGAGAATCGGGACTCAAAGAAGTGCGGTTGTGTCTCGCGCGGATTGACCGGACTGGTGATATTTTTACCGTACATGCACCCTTTGGCAGTGAGCGACCAGAAACGCTTAACGCCATCCCGGCCGCTTCGGCTGCGGCGTTCTTTGTGCTCAACAATGCCAAGCTTCGCAAGTTGCTGGTATGCATTCGCAGCAGACATCGCTATTTTGTGAGTTTTGAGGAGTGCACTCAGAGATTGAGTGGGTCGGCTTGAACCATCAACCGCATCAGAAGGCGCATCAATGGCATACTGCGGTGCCAGATTTGGCAACCCCGCAGCCTCCTGTAGCTTCTGACATGCACCGAGCACTGAGGAATTAGAGAGGTTTAGAGACTTCTGCATGAAACCAAGAAGGATAATGCCAGCCTGCATTTTATCGGCGGATGCAGACAAGGCTGCTTCAGGTGTTCTTATAGCCTCATCAAAGGTGCGAATAACTTTCAGGTTAAAGCGTGGGCTGATCCACATTGCATAAGCGTAAACCAGTTCCTTAAAGACATATGTGCCCTGTTCTGAACCGCCACGGATAACGCTTACAGGCTCCTGTGTCGCCGAGTTGCAAAATTGCAACTCGCCTATTAATTGATCTGTTTGCTCATTACGCAGCCAGAAAGCGGGTTTATGTTTGTCCTGGGCACCAGCTGCACGGTGCAGATCATTGAGGCAGTAACGACCCAAAATATCACGGCGTACAGAAACGCCGTCAATCACAAGTAATTGACTCATAGGTATCTCCACTGTTTGTAATGCGAGCAGGACTGCAATCCCGCTTCGCTGACAAAAGCGACAATAACACACTTTTTTCGCTGTAGATCGTTACTACTGTGCATCTATACAGCTACCTTATTTAGTGGGCTGATACTAATTTCCACCCTGCCGCCCTTCACTATCGGCCCCCACTCCACCAGCATCTTTTTCACCTGACTGTCGTCCTCCCATACGCCGGCATGCGTCAGCGCATCAAAAAGCGCCTTGTTGTAGTTATCGATGTCCCGGCGGCGCGCGTCAGGCGGAAAAAGCAGGATCTCTACTGCTGCGGGCTCGATCGACGGCTTCGGCAGGCGGCGTAGCTGCTCGATGATTGCCGCACAGGCTGCGCTCTGAAATGCACGACCAGCAGCACTGATGAGATGACGCCCCTTGAGCGGCCCCTTATTCGGAGCACGCCAGTAGGTGTTCACGCTTGGGGGAAATGGCAGTGTGAGTTTCATACCGCAACCCCGCGCATTTTCAGGAAGGAGATCGCCTGGTCTCTGGCATGTTCTTCACCGGCCACCAGCGAGCGCAGCAGCGAAACTGCCTCATCTTCTGCGACCGGGCCGTTGATGGAAATGCCGCGGCACACGCCCGGAAAAAGGGTGATAGCGCCTTTACGCTGGAGGGATCGCAGCACTTCAGTTGCTGCGTTTGGCGATGCTGCGCCCATCAGTTCGGCAACTTCCTTTTGCGTCGGCGGGATGCCATGCTCCTTATGGAAAGCCACGATCAGACTGAGTATTTGCTGCTGGCGGGCTGTTAACAGATTCTTTTTCACGCTGCCTCCTCAGAGAATGGCCACAATGTCAGCAGCGTTTTCTCGCGTGCTGGCTTTGCTGGAAATGGAACGGCGGGCGCTGACGTGATGCAGCGTGAAGCCGTGCTGCTCGTAAAGCTCAATAATCCGTGGCGCCGTCGAGTTGCTGATCACCACCCGCGCACCGCGCTGATGCGCCGCAACACAGGATTCAGCCAGCGCCACCTGGTCAGCCCATGCGAAACCGCCAGCGGCATAGTTGGTGAACCCCGCCGTACCCGGCAGCGGCTCATAGGGTGGATCGCAGTAAACGACATCACCCTCGCCCGCCAGCGACAGCGTGCGACGATAACCGGCGTTCATGAATACGCAGGTGTGCGCCACCGCGGCAAAAGCCAGCAGCTCTTTATCCGGGAAATACGGGTTGGCTTTTTTACCCCAGCCAACGTTGAAATCGCCAGCGCGGTTATAGCGGATGAGGCCGTTGAAGCAGTGGCGGTTCAGGTAGAGGAAAGCGGCAGCGCGCTCCGGTCCGGTCATCTGCTGCGCGTTGAACGCCTGGCGAACGGCGAAGTAACCCGGCTCGTCACTCATTTCAGCAAACAGCTGGCGCGCCAGCAGCGTTACCTGCTCTGGCAGTACGGCAAGCATCTGATAGAGGTTAATCAGATCCGAATTGGCATCTGCCAGCAGGAAGCTTTCATGCTTATCGGAGTTGAGGAAAACTGACCCGCCCCCAACAAACGGCTCAATCAGCCGGGCACCCGCCGGGATGAGGAGATCCAGTTCAGGCATCAGGGAATATTTTCCACCAGCCCATTTCAGGAACGGACGCTGCCATACGCGCGGCGCCGGTTCTGCCACTGGCAGTGCTGCTGCAGTATCGGCCATCATGAGCGGAACCCCGAGTTTTGCGGCAGCGAGTAATCGACGTTCTGGAATGTCGCGCGGGAAGCTGTGCTGCTGACCCATTCGCCGTTGCGGCGCGCCGGCCGCCCTGCTTCGTTCCACTTCGTCGCGGCCTGCAGGTAGCCAGGGAATTTGCTCGGCAGGAAAAGCGTCGTCGGGCGCAAGTATTCCGCCATCTGCAAATCGGCACTCCACTTCTCGTTGGTATAATCCACGACAAGCTTCAGCTCTTCAGCGCTGAACCCTTCCCCCAGGCGAGCCCGGATGTGTTCCAGCGACGTTTTCGATACCTGGTACCGGGACCCGGTTTGCTGGTTCAGGTAAGTCAGAACCTGTTTAGCCTGGTCAGTTACCATCACGGCATCGTCGGGTTGCGCAGCAACCGGACAAGAAGTTTTTTTATACTGTGTAATCTCCTGAGTATTCTCTGTGTAATCTCCTGTAAGAAAGTCTGTGGCTTCCCCGCATGCTTGTTTGTTGGGTTGCCGCATACTTTTCTGCGGAGTTTCCACATTCTTGTTTGCAGTATCACCGCATTCTTGTTTGCGGGATTGCACCATTCCAGTTTGCGGGGTTTCCACATTCTGGTAATTACCCATTCTGATTTTTTGTTTCGTCTCTTTCTTGACTGGATTTCCAACGTATTCAAGGAGAAGAGCCTCAAGGCGCTCGCTATTTACTCGATAATGCATGGTCGCAGGCACACCACGTAGTTGCTCTTCCAGAACGCCAATAGCGATCAGCCGCTTGCGAGCGGTTTCTTGTTCATCCCGGGTAAGACTTGTTTCGGTCGTAATGTCTGCCTGCGTTTTGTAAATCCATGCGCCATCCATACGGTTATGCCAGTAAACCAGTTGCGAAAGGAAAACTGCTGCAACTGGTCCGGCTTTAACTTTCCCAGCCCGCAGCATGGCAAAAGCGGGCTGATAAGCTACCGGCCTGTCCAGTAACTTGATTAAATTACCCATCAATCGCCTCGTAAATGTTCTGGTACGGCTATGGAATAGCCGCTAGCTGGTTCCCCCATCTGCAAGCCAAGGTTGCGTTTACAGATGAATCCGTTTTCAGTTAGATAGTTCACCGCAGTGATCAACTCAGCAGATGAACAACAACAAAAATTCAAAAGTTTTTTGTCAGTGATGACTTTCTCTTTACCACCATCACCACTTCCCGATATCTGAATGAAAAGCATGATCAAGCGATGCAGTGGTGAGTTGAATGTGTAATCGAATACGATGTCAGCTTCAGTCATGGTCTTGTCTCTCAGGTTGTCTGGAATGGGTTTGAACACCATCTACACTACCTGATATCCCTATTTCTCTGAATTTACGCTGGAACTGATCGAGCGGGCTGAAGCATTCATGGGGGTAGTCAGTCCGCAGATAGATAACTCGCCGCGATTATGGCTCCCATCGAATGACACGGACGGGGATGCCCCTTCTGTCACGAAACCACCTGTCGAGTTGTCGCATTCGGCTTTCTCCCCCTGGCTGTTAAAATCACCTACAACCCACTCAGCAAACGGGTAGCTGACAGGCTCAACAGCGCCCTGTACTCTTACCCCATACACAAACTGCACCGGGCCTTTACCGCCGGTAACTGGAAGCGCTACAAGTTGCGACCTGCGGTACTGTGTTGTTAAACTGTTCATGCGTAGGTATCTCCACTTTGATCGACACGCCACGACGCCAGGGGCTGCAACCCGCTGGCGTCACTTCTTTTTGCGGCTGAATAACGCGATAATCGCGGCAATCTCTTCTTCACGCGCAACCTTGTGGCGGCGGTGACATTCCATAATTTCTGCTGCTTCATCCTGCTCAATCACCCCATCTTCCAGCGCCTGCTGAATAATTTGGTCGACGTGTCCGCGCGCTGCTGCAGTTCTCATCGAACGGCTGAAAAGGTCAACGCGATCGAGGTCCTCCATGCTCGGCTGTTCCACCAGCAGGCATCCGCGGCGCCGGGCAAAGTAGTCAGCCAGGCAAGAGGTGTTGGAGATGTCTTCCATCGCTTCCAGCTCTGACGCCTCGAAGAAGCGGCAACCGTTCTTCTCATAGAGGTTGTTGTTGAACTGCGTAATGCTCATGCCAAGTGCACCAGCCATCGCCTCGCGCCCACCCGGATAGGCTTTACACATCGCCTTAACAACTGTTTTTAAAGTGTGCTCTACCATCTTGTTTTTCCTTTGGTAGTTATCAAATGGCGGCTTTGACAGTAGAGTCCGCATCACCACCGAGATCGTCTTTAGATGGATAACGGCTCGGGTAGAGAATGTGTAATTCACTAATCTCGCCTTGGAAAAAGAGGGCAAGGCGCTCGGCAAGCTCAACTGATGGAACCTGTTCGCATCTTTCGATTCGGCTAAGCGTTGCCGGGTCAACCTGTACGCCGATCGCGACATGCGAAAGAGTCATACCGTGCGACTTACGCAACTTTCTTAATGGTGATTGCATAAAACCTCCTTAATTTGCGTAGTACGCATATTATTTCATGCTAGCAGATTGCGCAAGTTGCTTTGCATGAGGCGCAAAAAGAACATGTAATGGGCGCATGAACATAGGAAATCGCATCAGACAACTTCGCCTGGCGAAGAACATGAAAATCACACAGCTCGCTGATGCTGTG